CATATCAATAGCTTGAGTTACAAGAGAACTGTGGTTTAACCAATTGATACCTGGAGTTGCAAATAAATTAATATCTACTGCTTCTGGATTAGAGAATGAATTAATACCTTCTAAATAAGCGTAATAATCTGAGTTACCAACTGTTGAACTGAATACACCACCACTTGTTGAGTGATTGGTTGAATATGTGTTTTTACCAAAAATATATCCGTCTGTGTTTGTTCTAACATTTCTGTAGATATCCCAACCATCAAATCCGCCAAATACTGGTAATGTGAATTTACAATAAGATATACCTGTTAATGGGTTATCCACACCTGTTTGACCTTCAAAGTCATATGCAGTTGTTTCATATACTGTATTTCCATTAGCGTCAGTTATTGTTGAGGCATTTGTTGATAAGTGAAAACCAAATGTTACCTCATTAGCACCAACACCCTTAAATTTGAACATGTCTTTGTCATATCCAATATGTGATTGCGATGATAAACCTAATGTTACTTTTTTAACTTTATCTCCATTAGATATTTCCGCACTACCATCTGTGTTATAATAAATTGTTTCACCTGCTGTATTGTATTTTGTTTTAAATGTTAAACCTCCGATAGAATCTTTGGTTGTACATCCTTTGAAACCCGCTGGAATTGCGTCTGCTGGCGCGTTATCAGCCAATACTAACATAACGTATTTACTTCTGATTTCATATTCACCATCAGATGTACCAATTTTTTTAGCAACGAAACCTGGAAGATCCGGATTCATTGAACATCTTGAGAACTTCTCTAGAACCACTTGGTTTTCGTCTGAATCATAAAAATCACGAACTAAAACATCAAATTCACCAGTTTCAACATTAATATTTTGAATAGTAATTTTAACTTCATTATTAGAAGCGTTACCATCTGATATTGTTAAGAAACTAAATAAATCAAATACGTTACCACCTCTTACTTCAGAAACAACTAAATTTGAACCCGCCATATCCCATTGTTGTACAAAATCTGTTCCTTCTGCGTTTACATATTCAGTAGTATTTAAACCTCTGATTTGACCTTGTTGGAAAAGATTTTTAATTAAATTTGGATAAACTTCGTGAACATATATTGGGTTAACCGTTTTTTCTTTATCAAAAACATCAACACCTAAAACTTTTGTAATATATTTTGTTGAAGCAGTGTCAAAACTACAATCAAATGTTCTAACATCAGCATCGACGTCTGTAACAGTTAATGTGAATTCTGATAAAGGATCTAATGCAATATCTGATCCAGTAATTTGAACCGATGTTGTACCAGTAACTCTATGTGTTAATACTTCCGAAATGTATGAACCTCTAGACCTTAACAAACAAACAACTTTTCCGTCATTTGCTAAAGTTGCGCTATATTCATATCTTGTAACATCAAATGATGTTGTTCCGTGATTATAAACGAATAGGTATGAATAAACCTTGTTTGTAAAGTTTGAGTATGTGTTATACCAGTTTTTGGTTGCACTAGCACCTATTGGTGATGAAACAGTGGTTCCAGTTAAAGAACTTGTTGCAGCAGTTGGTACAGTTCCAATTGTAAACCAGTTACCAGTATTCCCACTAGTGTTTCCACTATATTGGTCTAAGATAAATCCTGGTACTGAGTCGCCATCAGATGCTGTTTTTCCTGAAAGTTCAGCATAAAATGTTGAACCAGTAATACCACTTGCGGTAACCACTGTTGTTCCAGTTGTTGTTCCTGTTGTTACAAGGTCTCCAACAACCATACCACCCAATGTTTTAATACCATAGGTTCTGTTTGGTTTATAACCAGTTAAACCCAATACTCGGGTTACAAATAACTGATTTGATTCTTGTAAATATGATTTTGCTACATAAGGTAACTCGTATTTTGGGTTATCACTTCCGTCTTTTGCGGGTGAAGTGCCACCAAAATATGTTTTGAATTCGTCGAAATTAGACACCAAGATTGGTTCGAAAGCTGGACCTTTTAAAGTTTCACCTACTAAACCCAATGTTGTTACCCCTACACTTTGCGCTACGAATGTTAAATCTTTCTCTGAAGTGTAGACCCCCGGAGAAACGAAAACTCTGTTTGAATTTGCCATTGATAAATGTTTGGTTAAGTTATTTTATTCTTATCAAATAAATATCTTTGTTTTTAGCAAAGATTTCCAAGATTTTGACTACTTAGATAGTATTTTATCCTTTTTTATCGTTATTTATCTTTAGATATGAAAACAACAACCAAAAACGTCAAAATAAGTGATAAACATCACGAAATGGTTAAAACCCACTGTGATAAACACGGATTAAAAATTTATAAACTTTTAGAAAAATTAATAGAAGAAACCTGTAAACCTAAAAAAAGGGACATTTACGGAGAATCTTAGTGTAGATATGTCACACCAATTTTTGAATTAATCACAGGGGAATAATTGAGAGTTATTTCATTTGATGAACTAATATCAAATCCGCCACCCTCTTCTTCCAAAAGACCGTTAATATCTAAACTAACAATGCTGTCAATATTATTCAATAATTCGAAAACAAGGGTTGAACCATCGTAAGTGTAATATTCTGTGGAAACTTGAATTGGTTTACCGTAGCTATCTATGAATACACTATTTTTACCTTTATAATATGTTATTGCAATTAAACTATTTTCAAACGGAGCATCTACAAATGTTATTTTAGATGTTCCGGCGATATGGAAATAATCTACATCTCTTTCTTGTAAAAGACCGTTTATTGAAACATTAAATAGAATACCAATACTCTCACCAACGCTAAATTGTTTTTGCAAACCATCCCCTGGGAAAGTTACAACGGTCAATTCTATTGTTTTATTAATATATTTCTTTTGATAATTAGATCCTGCAATGAATTCATTTAATAGAAACATTCTACTAATGGCCGGCTTAACCTCAAATTCTTCAGAGTCAATTAATAAACCTAACAAAGTAAATTGATAATTTTGCGAGTAAAATCTACGATTATCAATTTGTTCAATCGGAGAGTTATCCTCAACCTTATCTAGTAAAATAGGTATGTAATGACCTTTTACCGTTGTATACGCTTGTCTAGATGCAAATTTTTGCATTACAATTTTATTGAATCTGTTTAGTTCACGTATTTTGTTACAAATAATGGTAACCTCATATGTAATGTCCACTGCGACCGGCTGTGGTATCTTATAAACGTCTGCACCCATTTGTGTGCCGTTCCAAGTAGCAACTGTTGCGTAATGGAAAGGTAATCTTTCTGGGATTGTTCTTTGTATTGATGGATTTGTTCCCGGTTGTACATCAGGTCTTCTTATGATACCCATAAATGGTATTTTCATATTACCGTCATCGTCGGAAAACTCCCAAGTATTCATTACCTGAGCCCATCTTTGTATCGTTAAAATTTTTGGAATAATTGGAATAGGTTTACCGTCACTAATAACTTTAAAATTAGTGTTAACAAAATCTAACATACCCATATCTAAATCGTCATGTAGAATAGAGTCAGGTAAATACGTATCCGACTTTGTTATTTTATCTAACAATTCCTGTCTTCTACCGGTCAATTCTTTACCTTTGTAGATTTGTATGTTGTTTTTTCTTTTTGGTATTCCCATTTTATACTCCTCTAAATTCTTGTTCCTGTGCTGGCGCGCAAGTTATTGTGCGATAATACGGCTTATAACCAAACAAGTTATGTTTGTTATCAGATGTTACCTTACCATCGTTTGTCACAGTATAGTAACGCATTTTATTTTCGGTTTCTGGATAACCAATATAATCACCGTACTTAATTTCAACCCCTAATTCACTTAGATGCTTAATATAAACTGAGAATGTTAAATTACCCGGTTCATTATATCGCATCATACCAGCTTTGTATGAATTATTTTTAGACGCTTCTACTTGAACCAAGGCGTTAACTTCGATTGGTGGGAAATATTTGATTTCATCAAGACCTACCTCACCATAAACCCCATCGGTATCTGTTTTTTGTCTATCAACTCTAAAAAGGACCAATTTCATGTTAAGATCACCGTGCAAATATTCTTGACCTATTTGTATCTGTAAATCAAAATCCTCGTTTGAGAAAAATTTACTTAATCTAGTTATTGGTAGTTTATTATCCATACAATATAAATAGTTTATAATGTATTTGTTTTTCCGTATATTTCTATATAAAGATTATGTTACCAGAAATTGAAGCTCGAGAAATACTAGCAATATATGAAGGGTCAAATAACCAAATCCTTGATTGGAAGAAAAAGTTACTTGACACCAAGAACTATAAATTAACAAGAACACAAGCTGATTATATTATAAAATATCAAAATGTGGTTCCTAAAGTGGCTAGAAAATATGTGAATATTGTTCAAACTTTTGGTGAGAAACTAATGGAAGATAAACTATTGGTTAAGCCCCCAGAAAAAATTTGGATTGAAAAGTTATTGTGTGAATCAGATAAGGCGTACCACATATGGGGTAAAGTTTTAGACGCCGAGAAACTACAAGCGTTATGGGTACCTAAGGTGGTAATAATGGCTGAAGAAAAAAAGTTAAACAGAGTAATTGATTATGAAAAATATTCTGTTAGACCTCCGATGAATCATCAAAAAGAAGCGATTGAAAAACTATTAGTTAACGACCGCTTTATCTTGGCTGATGATATGGGTCTAGGTAAAACAACATCTGCCGTAATTGCATCAATTGAAAGCGGGGTTAAAAAAATATTAATTGTTTGTCCAGCATCTCTTAAAATTAACTGGGAAAGAGAAATTAAAAATTATACCGACCGTAGAATTTTATTGATTGAAGGAAAGAAATGGGGGTCCACATTTGATTACTATATAATCAACTATGATATTCTTAAAAATTTCCACACGACGGATAACACAGAAGATAGTGAGGCGTATAAATTAATAATGAATGAGAAGTTTGAGTTGGCAATTGTTGATGAGGCGCATTACATTTCAAACTCAACGGCGCAAAGAACTAAATTACTTAATGATATTCTAGATAAGATACCTAAGGTTTGGTTATTGACTGGAACACCAATGACTTCTAGACCTATTAACTATTTCAACTTATTGAAAATCGCAAATTCACCTTTAACATTAAACTGGCAAAGTTATGTTAGACGTTATTGTAAAGGATTTCAATTTAATGTTGGAATGAAAAAAATATGGAACACTAGTGGTGCTAGTAACTTGGACGAATTGCGCGATAGAACTAAAAATCTAATACTGCGTAGAATGAAAACCGATATATTAGATTTACCAGAAAAAATAATTACACCAATTTTTGTCGAACTAAAAAACACATTTTATGATGACGAACTTGAGGAGTTTATGAGAATTTCAAAAGAAAGTAAAAAGAATGAAAGTGTTTCTGTAACTATTAATCGTTTAATGAAAATTAGACAATTGATTTCAATCGAGAAGATTCCGTATACTTGTGAGTTAATTGATAAATTTATTGAACAAGGTAAAAAAGTTATTGTTTTTACAAATTTTACCGCAACACTAGATACTTTATATGAAAAATACCGCAAAAATGCTGTGATATTGGATGGTAGAATGTCAAAAGAAAAAAGACAGGATAGTGTTGATAGATTTCAAAATGAAGATAAGGTAAAAATATTTATTTCTAACATTATTGCTGGTGGTGTTGGTATTACTCTTACTGCCGCAGAAGGGGTTATTATGAATGACTTATCATTTGTGCCAGCTCACCATTCACAAGCCGAGGATAGAGCATACCGTTATGGTCAAAAAAACTCGGTGTTGGTTTATTACCCAGTTTTTGAGAATACAATTGAAATGAACATCTATAACATCTTACAAAAAAAGAAAAATGTTATTGATCAGGTTATGGGTGATGGTGAATACAGTGATACCTTCGCTTCTGAACTACTTAAAGGACTGTTTTAATTGTTCCATGTTTTCTTCTAAAACTTTAACAAATTCTTTATCATCGTAATCCCCTATGGTTACGGTCACTAAATTATTTTCAGCATCGAAATGGTATTTGTTTTCTTTTAAATCCGAATTGATTAATCGGAAATCGATGTTTTTCTGCCCACAATAACTAAATGCGTTAAAAAGATATTCTGATATGCTCATATTTTTACTTATTTATCCAATAATAAGGTATTTATAGAAATAAAACAAGTATGAGCACAGTTATTAGCGCCCCCGAAAAAGAAAAACTTTATACTCAGATTTTGCACCTTTTAGGTATGCCTGTTAGAGGTATTGAGTTAACGGAAGAACAAATGGATACGTTCCTAGAATTATCAATTAACGACTATGAGCAACTAGTCCACGACTGGTTAATTGAATCTCAATGGTCATCATTGGTTGGTTTAGACGTTGATACACAGTCACTTACAAGGGCGTTTACTACTAGGGATATGAATTTTGAAACACAATATTCTCATGCTTATTCTAAAATCGTTGGTTTACAGGCCGGTGGTAAAGACATACTTAAAAAGGACTATTTTGATATTCAAGAAAACGTTCAGGTTTACGAAATCCCCGCTGGTAGAGAAATAAATGAGTTATTATGGTTTACCAGACCAGAATTGAGTGATTCAATTGTTGATCCGTTTTTAGGTGGTTTTGGTGGACTAGGTGGCGTTGGTTTTGGTGGTATTGGTGGATTTGCTCAGGTAGGTGCTCAGGGCTCTTATTTTATGCTACCAGCATATGACTTGTTACTTAGAATGCAAGACAGAAATATTAAAAACCGTTTAATTGGCGGTGATTTAACATATAGAATTACAGCAGGTCCTGAAGGTAAAAAATTCATTCACCTTTACAACGTTCCAGGCGGTAGATTCGATTTCAATAAATTAGCATCCACGAATTATAAGGTTTGGTATTGGTACTATGATCTTAACGACCCAGATACTTGTATAGATGACAACAAAAGTATTGTAAAATTACCTTCAGATGTTATGGTTGAACAATTAGCTTGGGATGAACTAAATAAACCCGCACAAAACTGGGTTAGAAAGTATACGACCGCTTATTCTAAAGAAGCGTTGGGTAGAATTTATGGTAAATTTTCTGGTGCATTAAAGGTGCCAGATAGCGAAGTAACACTTGATTATCAATCACTTTTAACAGAAGGAAAGGACGAAAAATTAAAATTAAACGAGGAATTAATGCAAAGATTGGAAAGATTGCGCCCAGACAAAATGATGGAAAGAAAGGGTAACGAGGCAGAAAATCTTAACAAAGCATTAAAATATAGGGCAATGCCGGCACCTATTAACGTAATCTAATTTTTTATTTAAGGAACAATTATGTATATTTGAAGTTCAAGACAAATCATATCATTCGATATGAGTATAATGTGTCACTTTTAATATATAAAAATGCCAGAGGTAATATCACAAGAAGTAATCGAAAGTTTCTTAAACGGTTCGGACCCAGAAGAATATATTGTTGGGTTAGAATACGATTACAAAACAAACACAATTTTTAAAATCATTCAGCACCCTGAAAAGGGTAAAATGATTCTTTCAGACACACTCACACCATTTCTTTGGGTGGGTGATTTAAGTGGTTTCAACTTTTATCAAGGTAATAAATCATTACAAAAAGCAAAAATGCGTCAGCATGGGATTATAATTGAAAAATTAGATTCACATGGTAACGAAAGGTTAGAAGATGGTTTGAACTATTTGGTTAAAAGTTTAAAAACGTATACCAACTTAATGGCGTTTTTTCGTGAAGGTGGAATTAATCCTTGGGATGAACAATACAAATCATCTTTTACAATATTAACACCAGTTGAACAATTCTTAATTCAAAAAAAGAAAAGATTGTTCAAGGGTATTGAAGATTATAATGATGTTCATCGACTTGTATTTGACATTGAGACAACAGGTTTAGAACCTGAAAAATGTAAAATAATTCTTATTGGAATTAAAGATAATCGAGGATACACTAAAACATTAGATGCGTTTGGTGATGACGGTGAAAAGAAATCTATTGAGGATTTTTTCAGAATAATTGGCGAAATTAAACCGACAATTATTGGAGGTTATAACTCAGCATCTTTTGACTTTCCATTTATATTAAAACGTGCGGAAATATTAGGAATTAATATTGAAGAGCACACAAAAATTTTCAATAAAAAGCAAGGAATAAAAATCAAAGAGGGGATGTTGAAGTTGGCTAATGAGATTGAACCTTATAACCAATTTATGTTATGGGGTTTTAGTGTTATTGATATCGCTCACGGAGTCAGAAGGGCACAAGCTATAAATTCGGAAATCAAATCTTGGAGTTTGAAATATATCACCACGTATTTGGAGAAAGAAAAAGAAAATCGTGTTTATGTTGACGGTGCATTTATTTCTAAAATTTATTTAGAAAACGAATCGTATTATGTTAACCCAAAAACCGGCGGATTTAAAAAAATTGGTGACAAAGGTACGGATGGTCTTTTAGAAAAATATCCAGGTAAATTTGAAATATGGACTGGTCGAAGAGTGGTTGAACAATATCTTGACGATGACTTGTATGAAACTATGGTTGTTGATGACTCATTTAGCCAAGCATCTTTTTTACTTTCCAAGGTTGTTCCTACAACATATGAAAGAATATCTACAATGGGTACTGCAACATTATGGAAAATTATAATGTTGGCTTGGTCATATGAAAACAATTTATCAATCCCCGCGCGCGATAGTAAAAGAGCTATTACTGGTGGATTGTCTCGATTGTTAAACGTTGGTTACTCTAAGAATATTGTTAAATTTGACTACGCATCCCTATATCCATCAATTCAATTGGTTTATGATGTATTCCCCGAATGTGATGTTATGGGGGTACAAAAATCAATGTTAAAATATTTTAGAAATATTCGTATAAAATATAAAAGATTAGCAGGCGAATTAAAAAATACAAATCCAATCGAATCGGAAATGTATGATCGTAAACAATTGCCGATTAAAATTTTTATTAATGCATATTTTGGTTCATTATCTGCGCCCCAAGTTTTCCCCTGGGGTGATATGAATATGGGTGAAACAATTACTTGTACTGGGCGTCAATGCCTTCGTATGATGATTATGTTTTTTGAAAAGAAAGGATACAAACCACTAGTAATGGATACCGATGGTGTTAACTTTGAGACACCTGTAGATATTGATGAACATACATATATTGGACGCGGTCTAAATGAGATGGTTGATTTAGATAATGAATACAAAGGTATTGAAGCGGATACTGCTGAGTTCAATGATATTTTTATGAGAGGTGAAATGAGTTTAGATATTGATTATATTGCACCTGCATGTATTAATATTTCTAGAAAGAATTATATCATTAAACTTATCAAGAAAGGTAAAGAAAAAATAAAACTTACTGGGAATACCATTAAATCAAAAAAATTACAAACATATGTTGTTGAATTTTTAGATAC